CCCGAGTGTATCGAGTTTGTAACTATCATCGAAGTGACAACTGTCGTTGTAAGCTATAGCAGAGTACCCCCACCTCCCGTGCGGTACCACTATCACTACCACTCGCAGTCGCCTATCAATCACAGAAATAAAAAACTATCTTTTTGAAGGCATGATCTATCAGGCATATCAGAGGTTTATCAATTAGATCTTAGTATTTTAGGGCTAGAATCCCGATTTTGCATTTTAAAACCGGCAAAAAGACCCACCCCCATCCGGTGGTGTGGGGGGTACCAAAAAGGTACTCTGTTATACAAAAGGGAACCCATATCAGAAAAATTTTATGCCTAATCAACAAGTAACCAGATTAAGAGAAGACGTTCATAAGTTCATTCACGATGATGACTTCCATGCAGCTATGGCGGCATTGCGAGATGGATTGCAAGCGAACCAAACAGTTCGTAGAAACCGCGCAGATGGCGAAAGGGGAGTAGAATATGCGGAAACTCCGGCCCATATTACCCGAATTGCTGCTGCAAAATTGATGTTAGAGTACGGATTTGGCAAACCAGCGACCAGAGCTGAAATAAACATCAACAATGAGACGCAAAAAAGCGCTTCTCCGGCCGAAATCATGTCCCGATTCAGACAATCGGGTATGGATTTGAACGAAATTGTCGATGTTTACACAGAATCAGTAAAAGAAGCCCCATTGGAGATCGAGAATGAGTAATACAATCCAATTAGGCGCTATCGAGACTGATCTCGAAGATATGGGTACCGATAATCACGGTATGGGTTCGGATTATTACCGCAGAAAAAGGAAACCAACGGAGCCCTACTATGTTGAAAACCTTAATTTTGACGAGTCTGTACAAAAAGAGTTCCCAAATAGGGATGTCGAGGTCGAGCAATACTTATTGAATCAGGCATATAAGCGTGGACAAGACCCAAAAAGACCTTTTCAGAAGACTTTACAAGTCCCCGACTGGGGGAGAGGTGGTGAAAAAGTGAGAACTGAGTATTGGGATCCTAATAGTATTACAAGAGACACGGGTGAACGGGGGCATTTTGTACGAGAAGGCGTTACTACATTACAAGGACATCCGTATTACACCGAAGAACCAACAATTCGGATGTTTGACGACAACCCTCCTTATATCCACGAGGCGGCGCACAGTTTACAAAAACAAATCAACGATCCTCGTAGAATTATTAAAATCCCAAGTAAATACCAACTCGGTGTTGTCGAAAATAACCGAGGTGCTTGGAACGCGCGTCCGGAAGAAATTCAAGCCGAGGCTTCCGTCGTAAAAAGAGATTACATTCATAATCCTGCACTACAAAAAGTTTTAGGCGAAAAAGAAAAGCAAGAACTGTCTGACACTTATCAACAGGAAACCCAATACAAGAAAGACGGTTCTAAAAACCCATACTATGGATACACCGTTGAAGATCACGTTAGAGATAACGCGACGTATTTACCGGACAATGCGCAACGACTTGATAGGAACCACCCAGCCGTTCGTGGAGGTATGCCCATACCAGAAGAGCATATAGACGGCATGTTCAAACACTGGATGACCACAGACCCTCGTTGGGGGGAGTTTTACCGAGATAAACCCGAAGACTTCCCAGTAGAACTCTTCAAAGAAGCCTTAAAACTAGGGAAAAACGACCAAAGACCCGCGGGCTTATTCACAGGCCGTGGACCGCAGAACGCATAACAATTTTATGAGCAGCAACCAACCAGACAAAGGCCCAGGACAAAAGTTTGAACACGAATTATCGGCGGTATTTGTCCGTTGGTGGGAGGAGTCAGACCTGGATGAATTAGAAATGTCACATCTCGCAATAGGTGTAATCGAGAGATTCTGCAATACCACAGTCGAATTCGAGCCCGACCAGGAATTCTTGGATGAAATAGGGGAGGAATAATGCACAGCCTAGAAGTAATTAAATTTATGAACACCCCCGCGGAAGTAGCAAAGCGACAGGCTTTGGCTCGGGCAATGAACAGGAGAAATAACCATGCCAGCAAAAAAGAAAAAAGCTAGCGGCACAGCCAAGAAGAAAGGCCCGTGCTGGAAAGGATATCAAGCAATTGGTATGAAGAATAAATCAGGTCGCAAAGTCCCTAACTGCGTACCCAAATCTAAAGGAAGGAGCAGAGGAAAATAATGCCAGGATTCGGAAGAACATACGGAAAAAAGAAAACGTCGGCCAAGAAAAAGCCTATCAAGAACATGCCCGGTAAGAAAAAGGCCAGCTATGCCCGCAAAAAGAAAACCAAGTAAACCCATTCGGAAGACGACTAAGGGTAAAGGAGCTAATTACCGCACCGCAAAAGCCGGTGCCGGTATGACAAAGAAGGGTGTAGCGGCATACAGAAAGAAGAATCCCGGATCCAAGCTCAAGACTGCGGTTACAGGTAAGGTTAAAAAGGGAAGCAAAGCTGCGGGTAGGCGTAAATCATTTTGTGCGCGATCCAAAAGTTGGACGGGTGAAAGAGGTAAAGCAGCCCGAGCCCGCTGGAAGTGTTAATTCGAATTCTAGTCTTATTGAGCGTCCCGGCGTGTACGGTACACAACTATCATCATTATAAATACGAGTATAAATACGACGTTAAGATGGACGACAGTCCAACTCACAAGCCAAACCCGATTCAATGACTGAAAATACCGAGCAACTAGAAAATTTAATCAGAATCGACCCGGAAGTCTGGTTCAGTACATTCGGAGTAATCCGAGATAAACGGGGAAAAGACATAAAACCGGTAGCAAACACACTACAAAAAAGAATGTTTGCCCATTACCGGAAATGTCAGCTCGAAGACCGGCCTTGTAAGATGATTATCCTGAAGCCCCGGCAAAAAGGAGCGAGTACATGCGCGCAGGCTTTGACATATCACCACATGAGAAAGCATGAAAATCTTGCCGGATCTTTGATGGGGGATATTAGCGGTACAAGTGACAAGGTTTTCGAAATTTACCGCCGGTATGCGGAGAGCGACCATTTCCCCTGGACCGAAGGCCAAGGGTCTGTGGCCGACGGCGGTAGTCTTGCGGACTTGATCAAACTCCAAAGCGGTTCGGCCTATGGTAAAGAGACCGCGGGATCCAAGAATGCTGGCCGATCGGGTACGATTCAGGTGGGTAATATGACTGAGGTTGCATTCTGGCCCATGCAGGGAGAACGGGACCCCGCTCTTGGATATTTGCAGAGTTTATATGACGGGGACAATTTATCTTTGGTAGTAGCTGACTCCACACCTAATGGCCCAAACGGTTGGTTTTACCGGACATGGGTACAGGATAATGAATGGGCAAAGATATTTGCCGCATGGTTTGAATTTGAGGACTCGGTTATTCCCTTTAATTCTAAATCCGAGCGTCAGGATTTCAGTGACACCATGACGGAGGACGAAAAGGAGGAGATGGAAAGATTTGGAGTAAATCTTGAACAGCTTCATTGGCGTCGCCGCGTTCTTCAGGACAAATGTAATGGTGATCTTTCCAAATTTCGCCAGGAATATCCGAGTGATCCCGAGGAATGTTTCTTAATGTCCTCCCGTCCACGGTTTCATGTTGGCAATCTAGATAAAATGTCAAAGGCTTCGGCTGGTATTAAACCCAAAATGGGAACAATTGGCGTCCAAACCGATGGAAAAACCGCTAGTTTTAAACCTGACCGCTTGGGGAACTGGAAAATTTACGAGGAACCGGAATATGATTCCCAGTATCTGGTTTCGGTTGATACATGCACTGGAGAGGATCAACAAATGCAGGGATTAGCAGCTGATCCTGACTTCCATTCTGTTCAGGTTTGGAAAGCCCCCTTTGAAGATTGGCATGGTAACTGGCATGTCCCACGTTTGATCGCATTGCATCACAGCCGATTGGACATTGGCGTGCTCGCTCAGGAGATTGAAGGTATTGCCCGTTGGTACGGGAACGCATTTATCATCCCTGAGGTTAATAATTCCGGATTGGCACTATTAAAATATCTATTGGAAGCTGGATTGAGCGTGTACCGCCGTCGCCGATATAATGATTCGAGCGGAATGGTGGAAAAAAGCTATGGATGGAGCACCGATAAGATTACCCGAAAGACAGTAATTGACCATATGGCAGCCGAATTGATTGAGGAGAACTTTGATATCCCCGATCCCGATGTCCTAAAAGAGATGAAAACCTTTGTAATTAGTGATAAAGGCAAACCTCAAGCTGCCCCGGGCCATCATGATGACCATGTTCTGGCTGCGGCGATCGCATTATATAATATCGACCAGGCTAGCACATTTAAAGCACCTAAAAAGAGCAAAATTACAAACCGCATGCTACGCAAGAACCCAAGCCTAATGTGCCCTGACGGCTTCATGCGTGTGCCCTTAGGAGCCATTAAGAAGAATTACAAGCGGTTGATGCCGTAATTCCCCGCAACTACTCTTTTTGCTATGGCTGACCAATATTCTTCATTAGACGATCTTCTTGAGCAGACCGGTAAAACTCGTTTAACACCTTACGAGTATAGACGGTTAAAACAGGCAGAAAGAAACTCAACCCCCTATGAAATGCTCGCCGGTGCGGGTGAAGGTATTTATGGGGCGGCGGCTGATTTTATAAGAGGAGATTTAATGGGTGACGAGCGGTATGACCGAGACTGGACCTTAGGCGACGCAGCCGACCCAGCAATTGCAGCACTAAGCATGTTCGGTATGCGCCCCGCAGCCGCAGCCTTAAAATCTAAGTTCGCAGCCGGTGCCGCAAAAGGCGCAGGCAAAGGACTTCAAAAAGGATACAATGCAGCAACCGGAGCAAGACGAGGCGCGGCTACGGCCCCGAAGGTTGGAGGTCCGAAAGGCTCGATGCCTAAGAGTAGCGGAAAGAAAACCTTGGACGCCCCCGACGGAAAGGCTCCCGAGGTTAAACCGGGAATGATGCAAAAAGCGGGAACCGCTATAAAGAATAACCCAATAAAATCGACACTAGCTGGCGCTACTGTTCTCGGAGGAGGCGCAGCTGGAATTAATGCTATGCTACCCGACGCGCCTGAAGGATTAGATCCTTTAGAGCAACCCGCGGAGGGAGAGGTCGTAGATCCAGCAGCCAATCAGAATTTAGACAACCCTAACGGCCAAATGGCAATGACCCCCGAAGGCCAAGCGCAGGCAGCGATGCAGGCAAAAGCCAACAGCATGCCGGGTATGGTAAATCGTCAAGGCGGAAGCGGAAGCAAAATGCCCAGTCTCGCTCAGGGACGGGTTCAGGCCCAAGCCAATTTTATGGCGGACGATATTATTAAGGCGCAGAAGATACAGGCTCGTAAAGACGCATCAAAAGCGCACCGCGAAGGAGTCATGGCGGATAATTGGGAAACCAGTCAGATCGGCCGAGAGTCCGGAAAGGCATGGGATGAACTTGATGACGACACTCGCCAGGATATGCAAAAACGCTTTATGGCAAATATGGGATCTCCTTATGATTCATCCGAAGGCGCGAAGCAGGCTCGCGTGGATAAAGTCATGAATGAATTTGGTGGTAATTATGTAAGCCCAGACGGTGAGACCGGAGCCCCAGGACAGTTGACCAAAGAACAGTTCATGGACAAAACCGGCATGCGGACTGAAGGTACTGGAATTACGCAAAATGCCGACGGATCTTTTAACACTTTAGAATTCGGAGATACCTTTGAAAATTCTGGAGGGAGAGATTCAGCGGAAGATTATTTAATCGGACAAGATCAACAGGGACCAGTTCAAC